TGAACCAGCTGAACGTGAACACGGCGGATATCAAGGCGATCGCCCAGGCAATCAATAAGGAGAAACGAGATGCCGGAAACAAATAACAATGAGAAAAAGCGGTTCGGGAGACGGGCAGCCTGTGGTTTTATTATTGTAGCACTCACCACCGTTGCCTTTTATGTCTGTGTGTTCAGGGGTTTTGATATCTCTTGGTTTGCTGAATACACTCGGACTATGCTTTTTATCCTTGGCTTCGTGATGGGCGGATTAACAATTACGGATACCGTGAAGGAGTGGAGAAAATAATGGCTCGCTGGAGAGTGAACCCCCAAAACGGGACAGTCGCTGGGCTTGAAGCTGACTTTGCCCCGTTCTGCCCCTACTGTGTAACCGTCCTCCAACCGGTCGCGTTGAAACTTCTGAATTTTCAGCTCAATGAACCCGGCTGGTGGGAAAGAGGAGAAAAGAATGCCTACGCGATTGATGTCGAAACTTGGTGCCCTGATTGCGGCTATTGGGCTCCTTTTGGCGTCGCCTGTCCGGTGGATCATTGGAAAAAGATTCGGACTCAGGCGGCGGAAGCTTACGCCGGCGCTCGTACCAAAGTGGATCAGGTCTGAGAGTGTTTTTCTCGGACATGAACCGACTTTCGATATTACCTGCCGCATCTGCGATGAGGAAATGTTTCTTCGCTACACCGCCGTGGTGCTCGAGCGCATCATCATGCGAGCCGGCCATAAGGCCTGTAATGAGCTCGCCTATAAGTGCCCGGAGTGCGGCCTCGTCGATCGCTTCATTGTTCCTGACAGCTCCGATTATATAAGACAAATGCTCCAGGCCCGGAACGGAGTAGAGCTCTACTACCCGCCCATCGGGACCTGGAGGAAGATCTCCGACAAGATCCGCCTCCAGCTCGAGGGCATAGGTTACGTTGGAGGAATGGCAACAAATGAAAAGCCTGAAGCTCAGGTACTATGGCCGGGAAGTTGAGGCCGACCAGTCTCACCGCTGGTGCGTTCTCTGCGGTAAGGCCTACACTCGCTACGAGCTCGACTTCTATTCCGGGAGCGTTGAGCCGGTTGAGGGTGAGACTCTCACCGGAGCGACTTCCGCAGAGACGGGCATCATTGAAGACGTGAACCTTGTCGGCGGGAGCTACGCCGGCGGGGATGCCCACGGGACGATTGTCTTTACGGCAGCTTCGGGGTCTTCTGATTTTGAGGTTGACGAGCTCATCAACGGTTCTTCTGGCGGCGACAATATTATGACCGTCCGGTGTTCAACCCAGCGCCGGCACGGCCGGCTGTATCCGACTAGGGCTTTAATCTTGCGCGAAGGGCGGTACTACTGCAAGCCGCACTACCGTTACCGCTTTCGCCCCAGAGATCGGGATAAGCAAAAAATTCAGATTCGGGAGTCAAACGATGATTAAAATCACCCCCTTCGGGGACAGGATGCTGGTCAGATTTCTGCCCAAAGAATCCGTTATTGGAAATCTCATTATCCCCGACTCGGCCGCCCAGCGCTCTTGGCTTGCCGAGGTCATGGCCTGTGGAGAGAAGGTCATCCTTTATAAGCCGGGACAAATCGTGGTCTTGAGCTTTTACACGGGTATTGTGATCAATCTCTTTGAGAATCATTGGCTCACGACCGCCATCCGCATGGTGACTCAAGAGGAAGTTCTTGGCCTGGCGGTAAAAGTAGAGGTGGAGAATGGGTGATTGGACATTTTCCGAGTTTAAACGATATCTGAAGTTTCGCTTCACGAAAAGAGCCGATATCGAGAATTTTGAGGGGGTTAATCTCTATGAAAGTGCTTTGAATGCAGCCTACATGGCCCTCGCCACAAGGAAACAGATTTTCCAGGTCAGGATGAATCTTCGCTTCCCGGAACTTGAGACAACCGATGCCACTACCGGGACCAGTACTGTTGATGGAACGGCAACGATCGCTAAGGCTTCGGCTGCTGTTCAGATAATCGATGTCTATGACGCGACAAACAACGTCTCTCTCGATTGGATCCCGCTCAAGAAATACCTCGACTATACGGATCGCTATGACACGGGAGCCGAAGCAGCGCCTACCGAATGGACACGCTCGGGCGGGTATATCTATCTTCACCCGACCCCGGGTGCTGTCTATAAGATTTACCAGTACTTTCGTAAGCGGCCGGATCTCCTGGCTGCGATCAATGACGTTACTGTTATCGGGCCCGAATGGGATGAACCCATCATGGAGTTTGCTACTTATAAACTTCTGATGTGGTTCAACGAGTTCGACAAAGCCAAGTTCGTGAAGGAAGAATTTCTGGACATGGTGATCGGTATCCTCGGGATGTACGAGGCCGAGGAAACGAGCCGGAAGGAGCATCTGCGGCCGGCTCCGGGGCTTAGGGATCCGGGGAGACGCTGATGGTGAAAGAGTTGGTTAAGGTCATCGTGACACAGCGGATTTACCAGAATGAGAAACTTGCCCGGCTGGTGGGTAGACTCGGAAAGCATCAGCGTCCGGCCTGGAGGTTCATTGCTTGGTTGAAAAAGAATCCCCGGATCGATAAACGACTCCGGGGAAAACTGATCGATACCGTAACTGTGGAGGAAAAACATGGGAATGACTCAAGAAGGTAAAAGGGAATTAACGGGCCTCGTGGGCAACATCGGGAGCTATAAAACAGCTTTTGGCTGGATGGCCCTCGACTCATCCGCTACGGCGTTTGTAAAGACCCAGACGGCCCTGGTCAGCGAGATCGCGAATACCAACGGCCTTGGCCGGGCTGCGGCCACAGTGACCCAGCAGACGACCACCGATACCTCGGACACGCTCCAGTTCTATAAGTCCTGGACTTGTACAGGTGGCACGACTGGTGTCAATGCCGTGGGCGTCTTTAACGCTTCATCGAGCGGCACCATGGGGAGTAGAGATGTCCTCGCTGCGACCAGGACTTTGACCTCCGGAATGACGATCACAGAAACAGTCAAATGGGTTTTCGCGTAGGGTGAGTAGATGGGTTATATAGTCTATCCGATATCGCCGATCGAGCACGCGATGTCCACGGAGACATCGAAGCTCTACACCGCTCCGGGGTTTTCGCCTTGGGTTTTTAACGGGCGGATTGACCAGAGTTCTTTTATAAAGCGGTGGGGCTATACGGTGAATCGGAATCTCGGGACCAATGCTCCTGTCTATGTTATCGCCAGATACGTCACGACCGCCGGGACGCCGTACACTATTTATCTCACAGACAAGGATGCCTGTAAAAAGGAAACGGCAACCGGAAAGACCTTTAGCTACATCACGGATACCGGAGACTATAATGGCAGCGTCACCAGTATCGCGACCAATGTCGTGACCTTCAAGGCGGCGACAATCGCGGACACGGAGGACATCGCCATAGGAGATATGTTTATCCTGGATACTGATCACACGGCGGACGTGGAACCGGACACAAACTGGGCTGAGATCGCGACGGTAGTCTCAGCAGGCGGATTCATAACAGGCTTGACTCTGACCGCGAGTTATACGGGCACGACCGGCTCGTGGGGGGGGGCGGAAAAACCTTGTTTAGTCCGCAGGGTTTACTCGGCTGCTGACGCTTCGCGCTGGACTTATTCGATCGTTGGCGGAAAGTTCTGCTTCACCAATGGGAATACCAATGTTCAGTACTGGGCCGGGTCCGGGTACTGCACAGCGCTCGACGCGACCAATGCAACAAAGGCTAAGTACTGCATTGAATATGCCTCCAGGCTGGTGCTCGGCAATCTTTATGTCTCGGCCGCCCTGGCTCCCTTTACTATAAAGGGGTCGGATTTGAATACTCCCACGGCTTGGACGGGGACTTCGAGTTTCGAGATAGACCTTTTGGACACGGAGGATCATATTACCGGCCTGGCTACGGCCGGTCCGAATCTCTTTGTTTTCAAACCCGACTCTTATTCGATCTGGTACAGGACAGGTCTTACGACAGATCCTATAAAAAGGGGATCTACCAAGTTGGGTCATGGGAGCCCTGCTCCCTACAGTCTTGTCCAGGTAAAAGGCACGGCTGCTTGGATGGGCCGGGATGACTTTTACGTCCTGAACGGTGAGGATGCTGAGGCGATCGGGCAGAGGATAAGGCATTTCTTTTTCTCCGAGGCTGACCCCACAACTGTCTGGGCGGGGGTTAATTATCTGACTTATGAAATCATGTGGGTGGCGGACACGCTCAACTACGGGAAGATGGCCTTTGTTTGGAACTGGAAATATTCCGAATGGTATCTCTATCGTTTTCCCGATGACATTACCTGTCTCGGGAGAGGGGTCTATACGTAATGGCTAAACCGGCCGGCCCTATAAATACGGGGATAACACCGACTGGTGCGCTTACCCATACTTTAACCTGGGAAAATACCGGGGTCTATAGTGGCGTAGATGTCTATAGGAATCAGGATGGCGGAGCGTTTTCGTTAATTGATTCTATAGGTGGAGAGGAAGAGTCATATGCCGACACCGTATCCACCAACATCATTTACGGGTACAAGGTTTGTGCTCAGTTAGCTCTCGGTGGAGAAGAGACTGAGTTTTCGCCGATTGTATATACGGCTCATTGGTCAGACACAAAAACAAGAATCATCAGCGTTCACACCTCCAAGAGTACTCGTGTTGACCGCGACTTTGAGGATGAGACAATTATCAATGTCGTCGTTGAACCCATCATTGAGGAAGGCGGGGATTTTGTCGAGACCTGGACCACGACCATCAGCGTCACGACAATCGAGGAAAGCGTAGAGACAACCTTCGAGGATTATGCCTATTACCTGGGCACGACTGCCGGACAAGTTTGCGAATATAGTGCCGCGAATCTTTCAGATAACGGCGTTTCGATCGATGCTTCCTGGAGAAGCAAAAGCGTGGCCTCATTCGATATTGACCCCAGGCTTTTTTCCAACTGGCTGTCTCTCTATAAGGTACAGATAACCTATGTTGATCTTTCCGCCAACACTCCCATTATTGTGTCTGTTTCGACCGATGGCGGGGTAAGCTGGGAATCGTCCCCGACCGAAGAAGTGGGAACAGGGGATGCCATGGTTAAGGATGTATTTTTCTATTTCGTGAAGACTGGCGCAATGTTTGATTTCAAAATACAGAGTCCATCGAGCAACAAGAAATTCCAGATCGTTCGGATGCTGGGATTTTTCCTCCCGAGAGGGGAAGTTTTTAGTGTGAGCTAAAGTGACAACCGAGAGAATAAAGGTCTACCCCCAGGTGCCCGAGAAATTCGGCGAGCTGGAGGATGTCAGGAAATATCTTGTCGATCTTCACCGCGCCTTGACCGAGGAGTCGACAGAAAGGCTCGGAGATTTTTCTGAATCGACTTATCCGATCCGGATGTTTCACGAGGGAAACGCCGTTTACCATAGTTCGGGCGAAACTGAGAGCTGCGTTCTTTTTCGGTTTAAAAAAGCATCCACGGAGGAGACGATTCTTCTTGAGCTCAAGGGCGCCAAACTCCACCAGGCCTTCTACACTGAACTCAAGCAGCACCAGCATGCGGACGGCTCTCTGGCCGGGACACAGGCGACTCATCAACATGGGGCCGGAACGCTGGCGGGGGCACAGGTGACACATACCCATCCAGACGTGGCACCAGGCACCAGTCAAACGGGAGCGGGAGGAAACCAGGCTGTCACAATCACAGGTTCGGTCGCCGCGGACGGGGATGATGCCGTTACCATTGCCGGTGACACGGCGAATGCGGGAGGCTCTCCAAAAACTTACCCGAACGCATTCAATGTCTATATCGACGGCGTTGATAAGACTTCAAACATCCTGACGAAGTGCGGACTCGCCGCTTTGGGCGACGGAACCTCGGGCCACGCTTTTGTCGCGACCGGAACCGGTGCCATGGACATTACGGACCTCATCACCTCAGATGCTTTCCATACGATAACGATTACCGAACCCACGTCGGCTTCTGGAGGAAAAGTCCTCATCCATCTGGAGATGTATTAAGATGATAGCCCCCTACATCAGCCGCGAAGAGTACGAGTGTAGTCATTGCCATCGGCTTCCGCCCGACTTGAACGAGCCTTACGCCAATATTTATGAGAATCTTTTTTATTGCTTTGAGAAGTGGCGGAAGGCTTGGGGAAACCCTATCCCGATCAGGTCAGGCTATAGGTGTCCGGAATACAATGCCGCGATCGGCGGGGAGAAGGCGTCCGTTCATATGTTCGGGGCGGCCCTTGATTGCGACTTCTCGACGGTCGAAGAAGTCGAGGCTGCATTCAAGTTACTCGATGATATGTTCCCCAATCTCAGGATTGGGAAGTACACAGTCTCCGGATCGTTTATTCATTTTGACACAGGCTATTTTATTTTCCCCAGGCTTTCTGAAGCCTGGGTACATGGAATGAGGTGGACGAAGTGATTACTCCCTTCAGAGCTGACGTTGACGATGAGCGGTTGAAGGACATCTCCTACCAGATGGTTAACCATCCGTTTCTCCTCTCGGATGAAGTCCGGAGCTACGACTCTGCCTGGCGGTATCTTTTCGATGTTGTCTGCGCCGGTAAAGTCCAGTTTTACGGGATCGAGAACGAGGCCGGCCTGCTGAAGGGACTCCTGGCTGTGACCTCGATCGTGCCGGGCCACAAAGCGGCGATGGTCTTTTTAATCTGGGATTACACCTTATTCGACAACGAGAAGTTCATCGAGGAAATGAATGAGTTCCTCGAGAAACAGATGCTGAAATATGCCCTTCACCGACTATCCTATGAGACTTCAGACGCCGAACTCGCCCAACGTCTTTCGGACTTAGGCTTTAAAATCGAAGGCCGGCAAAAATACGCCTTCATGAAAAACGAGAAAATGATTACGAACTTCCTCTTGCGAAGGATCAAGGAGGTATGAAATGCCGTTACCAGCGATTGCCGCGTATGCTCCGATGATTTTAGGGGGGCTATCCAGCCTCCTCGGGCTGGGCAAGGGGAAGGAGATCCCCAAGGAGTCTGAGGCGAATACCAAAATGCGCTCTCAGCTGTTCAACTACATGATGCCCGGTGGCCAGTTGCGCCAGAACACCCCATTCATGGGCACGAGGCCGGGGGTCCAGAGCGGCTTCTATGATGCCCTCAATATGCTCAGTATGTTCTACGGAGGAAAGCCCTACAAACAGCCTAAGCGCCAGGGCTTCCAGGATATCCTTGGGTTGCCTTCTAGTTCTGGAGCTCAAGCTAGGCCAGGGGCTCCTCCTTATCCAGGATTCGGAGGGGGATTTAATCCCTACGAAGGAGGAGGGATGGGCGGAATGGGAGGGGGCTATGGCATGACTCCAGGTGCCGGCGGGGGGGGTTACGGTAGACCAGCCATAAATCCTTGGGCAATGTATGGAGGCGGCGGTGGTGGAGGGATGAGCTACCGACCGCTCGATTGAAATGAAAGACAGAATTAGGACTAACTGGTTTCGGAATATCGCTCCGAAAAACCCGACTCAGATCAGGTATCGCAGGTTTGTGCGCGGGACCGGGGCTGAGAGCATGGATGCCTTCTCGAAATCACAGAGGGCTTTTGCGAAACGGATGAAAAGAGAGGAGATCGAAGATCTTCTGAAGGAGGTGTGAGATGCCGGAATATCCAAATATGGGTGGTGGATTCAATCCCTGGGGAGGGGGTGGTGGAGCAAGAATGGGGTTGGCAAACCCAGAATTGTACCCTCAGTCTTCTGTCCCGACGATGGGAATTGGGTCTAATCCTTGGGCAGGTAACAGATTCGCCATGGAGAGGGCAAGGAGACAGGCTCAAAGACAGGCTCAACTTCAGGCACTTCAGCAACAGATGGGACAGGCACAACCCGTTAGCGCTGGAGGACCTGTAGGTGGGACCTTGCCCCCGGGCCAGCCTCAACCTCTTGGTGGGCCAGCCCAGGGAGGGCCTTCGATGGGTCCCCCCAGGATTGGTGGTCAGGGTCCGATGCCTTATCCTCCTGGTAGTATGAGGCCTCTGCCCGAGGGGATGCCTTCATCCGGACCTTATCGTATGGGTCCGCAACCCTCTGGTGCTCCGTTGTCTGTCGGGTATCCTGGTCCACGGAACCTTACAGCTCCTTCCGGCCCTCCGCAGATGAATCCAACCCTCAATCCCTGGCTGAGACAGCTCATGCAAAGATCGGTTCCTCGGGGTTTCCCGACTGGAGGCTACGGGGGAGGGATGGGCGGAGGATTCGGAGGGTCTCGCGGTCCCTGGCAATTCTAATTTAGGAGGTTTCAGATGATGCAGTTTCCAGCGGCCAAGGCCGCACCTAGAGCAGGGACCGACTATTTTGCGACCGCTCAACCGATGGATTATGGTTACGAAGGGTATGGAGAAACTACTCCACTCTCTCCAGTTGAGGATACCGGAGAGGGAGATTTCATGACCTGGAATCCGTCGTGGGAGAATCAGCCGGCAGGTGGAGGGGGGGGCGGAGTGGATAGATGGAATGAAGTTCTCTCTCCTGTTGACTTTGCTGATTTTGATATTGGGGCCATGAAAGAACTCTTTCCCAGCCTCATGCTTCAGGACATAAATGCTCAGACTGCCGAGGAAATGGATATGGGGGGCAAGCGGTGGTCGTCTATTCTTGCTCAGAAGCAAGCCGATGCGAATGCTCGAGCGATGGAAGGCTGGGCATCGAATATGTTTGGGATGTGGATTCCTACGCAGGAAGCGGCCAAACAGAGACAACTTCAGCACAGAGAAGCGGCTGCCTCGCGGGGCGCAGCTGCGGGAGCGAGAGCGCAGACTCTTCCTTTGCAGGTTGCGAGTATGATGGCCAATCTGGCCGGCATGGCCCAGGGGGCTGAAGAAGATGTCTGGGGTTCTGGCTACGGTGATTGGCTGAGGACTACTCCCGAAGGAGCCTGGTCAACATATGGCCAGGGGCTTCTCGGGATGGTCGGTCAGGAGCCTGGCGGACCGACTCAGTATCAGCCCGGCTGGGGTTCGGGTCTGATGGGACTGGGCAGTGCGCTTCTTCCATTTACTCAAGGCGGGGGGGGATCTTCATACCAGCAGGAATCCTGGTGGTGAGTTGATTCATGCCTAGAGGATACGGATACTTTGACCCTCAGAGGTTCGCCTCTGAGCAGATGACTCAGAATCCTTGGTATAACCCCCTGAGTCCATCTCCCGATATCTTCGGAGGGCTACGCGGGACTCTCAATATGATGTGGGGACTCAAGGAGTCGGCTCGCGAGCAGGAGGAGGAAAAGAAGAGGTTTGCTTGGGAGCAGGGGATTAAGGAGCGCGAGACGGCGGCTGAGGAAGCAAGAACCCAGATGTCGCTGCTCCCCAAAAAAGATAGTCTCTCTGAATGGGAGGCGAAGTGGGACTTGATTGATAAGCTCCCCTATTCCGAGGATACGAAAAATCAAATCCGGTTGGGAGAGATTGATATTACCGAGGTCGATGCCAAACCTCTTCCCGGAGCTTTGAAGCTCATGAAGCAAGAGGGCCTTGATCCGGCTACGGCTACTCCGAAACAAATCTCTGCATTCAACAAACTCTACCTTCAGGTAAAGGGTGGTGAGGCTTCGAGGGAAGATCGCGAGGCCTGGCGAAAGGGAGATGTCGAAAGACAAACTATGGCTCGGAATATTACGCTCCTCAGAAAATACCAGGATGATCTCGATGAGGAGGCCAAGAGACTGGCTGATCAGATCGAGGCTGGGATAAAAGGGGGCCAATATTCTCAAGACCGGATTCAAGAGATTAAAAAGGGAAGGAAAATTCCGGGTACGACGGAGAGGGCGAAGGAAGATATGCTCGTCCCCAAGAAGGGATACAAAGAATACCAGCAAGCGGTGGCTCGCCACAAAAAGGCCCTTGATGCAAAGAAAGCGATTTACGATTATATCGGGATGATCGACATGGGTGGAGTTCTTCAGCCGGAAGACATGACTCAGATCACCTCTTTGGTTCAGGGAGCTCTTCCCGGAAGCGCGATGGGAAATCTCCCCCCTGACCTCGCCTATTTCGCGAGGGTGAACAAATGGACTCCTGAGCAAGCACAGGCTATCTACCAGCAGTATCTCGCTGAACAGCAAGGAATAAAATAGTGCCGGAGAGTTTTGCCGAGTGGTTAGCTCGGAAGAGTAGCCCCCCGTCTTTCCGTGCCGACGGGACTCTGAAAGGGCAGGGTTACTTCGGGACTCTTCCTGGCCCTGGCGGGACGGAGATGACCGAGTATTCAATCGGGGTTACTGGGCCGGAATACGATTGGAAAGAAACCGAAATCCCTCTCCTCATTCCGACTCTCACAGAAGAAGAGAGGAAATATCTCCAAGCTGGCGGGGAACCGACTCCGGAGATCGAAAGAAAAGCTAGGGAGTTTGCCGAGCAGAGAAGAAATGCCGGGAAAAGTCCATTCGCTCAACCAGGAGAACAACCGCAAAAGCGGTCCAGCTTCTCGGAATGGCTCGCCCTAAAGGCCGGAAAAGGCCCTATTTCGGGTTTCCAGGCGCCTATGGCTACCCCACTACCCGCCCCCCCCGAGAAAGCCCCGCCCTGGGGCAGCCTGGCCCGTGGCCCTAGAGTCCCTGGCACAGCACAGACTCCTTTGAGCCCAAAAGCGATGATTGCCGGGACAGGAGCCCCCGGCGAGGCGATGCCGAGCGGCCAGCAGTACGCTCTCATGCCTCCGGAAGAACAGGCGGCTTGGCAGCAGTGGCACAAGAAAACGATAGAGCCGCCGCCTCTTGTCCCCGAAATTCAGACTCAACCACCGTCTGTTCAACGGGCCTTTGAGAGACGCCAGGAAGGGATTGAAGCAGAGCTCGGAGCCGAAAGTGCGCTAGAACTCGCAAAGGCAGTAGTGAAGCCTGTCGGAAAAATGGGATTCGCCAGACTTCCTGATGTCTGGAAGCAAACAGCCCAGGGCGGCGTCGAGTATATGCCGACGATTGCCGAGAAGATCTCAGACAAGATTGCGACCGGTCAGGATCTCTCAAAGATTGAGAGCCTCGGCAACCGGGCGCTGATGCTCGATTCTGGGATTGTAAATGGTTTTACGGCTGGTCTTTTTGCTGATGCTTACAAAGACCAAATGATCCCCCAGGATGTGGTGGATGAACTTCTCTACCAGGGCGGCCATCTGGCCGGCTGGATAAAAGGCTGGCCGGCGGAGATCGGGAAGATTTTTCAGGGTCAGATCGCCAAGCCGGCTATCGCAGCTCTCTCTAAAGTTATTCGGGCTGCTCCCAAAACTCAGGCTTGGCTCCAGTACCTGGGCGGCGCGACTCGACTTGGCGCGATGTCGGCCGCTTCAGATCTCAATCAACCTCCCGAAGAAGTTGCTAAGGCTGGTCTTTCGGGAACAGCCCTCGGAGCTGTCTTTCAGGGCACAGCTCTCATCGATGTTTTTAAAAGTCCGGTTATCAATCAAATGGCACGGCAGGTAGGTTCGAGAGCCCTTGCGAATCTCATCGGTGCCTATGATCCGAAGATTATCACCGCTCTCAAGGATGATCCTGCCCAGGCTCTTCCCGCGATTGTCGATGAAATCTTCATGAGCTACTTCTCTGCTCCCGGGAAAAGTCCCGGGAAAATGATGAAAGAATGGCATCAGGCAAATGTGGAACTCGCAAAGTATAATCAGGAATACAAAGCTCAGCTCAAGACCAGCCCTGAGATAGGGCGAATTGTCAGGAATCTCTCAACGATCGAGGAACTCGCTTTTCGTCCCGGGACAGAACGTCGCCAGACCGCGCTCGCGCAAGAAAATGAAGCCTTGATCGAGATCTATCGTGACCGCCATGCGCTTGTCCCTGTGACCGCCGGCCGTACTTTTGAGGCCGGTCCGGGCGGGAAGATCACTCCTCCGGGAGAACTTCCTGGCCGACTCAGGATGCGTCAGCGAGCTGAGGAGCTGCGCGAGGAAAAGCGACAAGCCGAGGGTCTGGCTACCAGGACGGCTGAATACGAGAAGGAGCGTGAACCCTTCCTTCCCGTCCCGGTTCCGAAGGAACCTGAACCCGGATTCTACATGGGAATGCGCGGTGAGGTGCCTCCTGAGATTGCGCTCGAACCCGAGGGCAAGCGGATGAAGCGCGAGCTCATCGCCGAGCGCCAGCTTGCGGCCCAGCAGCGCAGGGTCGAAGAGGGGATTGTTGAGAGGATGAAACCGGCCCCGGCGCCGGCACCGGAAGCACCCGCTCCTACACCGCCTCCGGAAGTTCTGGCTCCTACTCCCGTAGAAAAGAAACCTGCAAAGGCTCCGGTCGCCGTTCCTCCTCCTGCTCCGGCAGTTGCGAAGCCTGTCGTAGTGCCTAAACCTGCGAAACCTGCGGTTGCCGAAGTTCCAAAGCCGACTGCTCCTCCTCCAGCGCCTGTAGCCGCTAGGCCTGTGGTTAAGCCAGCTGCATCTCCGGTAAAGCCGGTTCTTGAACCCAAGGCACCAGGTGTCCTCGGCCGGCACGTTCCGCCGGGCGAGTACGCCCTGCGCGGGAACTTCCTCTACAAGGGCAACCGAGCCGTCTTTGACCTCAATGTCATGGCCAAGGATCTCGTCTATAAAAACCGCGACGCTAAGCGCCGGGTGCAGGAAGGAACTCTTACTCCCGAGGGCTACCAAAAGATCAAAAATGAACTCACCGCCCAGGCTTCTAAGGAATACGAATCTTATGAGCCTTGGAAGGAACCTCCGAAGCCGGCAGAAATCTACAAGGTCAAGCAGACCCGTATCGCTCGCGAGCGTGAGGTTGTTGCCAATGCCATTAAGGCTGGCCGGCAGCAAACTGAGCTGCTGAAACCTTGGACTGAAGAAGCTGAGAAGAGTCCACTCGCTCAGGCTATTGAGAAGCACCGCGATTTCAAGGATGCCGGACTCAGGGTTATTCTCGAAAATCTCTATTGGGATAAACCCGCTGAGATAACCAAAATCCGCAAGCTCGGGCTGGGAAGCATAGAGAGATTCAAAACAGAGAAATTTGCCTTTCAAGGGAAGGTCGGGAAAAAACCAGGTGTCGGCCTCAGCCTCCAGCGGGTTACGCCGCGCTCTCCCGAGGATCTCGAGCTTGACAGAGCCCTGGCCGAGCGCCGCATTCCTGGCACCTCAATCCGGATCCCTTCCAGGGTCACTCCTGATCCTGCCTCTGATTTTGTTATTCGCTCAGAAACCAAGGCGGCAGAAGAGAGAGAGCGACATTGGCTTCCCGGTTTTACTGTCCTGGGCAATCTCAAGAGGATGGGCGCTCCCGGGAAGCTGATTGCCAAGGCTGGAGACAAATTCATCTTTGAACAAAACTCAGACACATCACGGGATCAATACCTGGCTAAGGGTGCTCAGAAAATGATTGCTCATTCGATGAGGAAGAGCGGTGAACTCAAGGACATCCCGTTTCTCAAGCGGAGCGAGGTGATAGGAAAGAGGATTATCGACCTTGCCGAAAATAAAGTGAAGCCGGCCAATGAGCATGAAACAGCCGCGCAGGGCATCATAAAAGAGATTTTTAAGGACATGGCCCAGCAGTCTGAGATCCTGGGCCTCAAAATAAAGACTGCCTTTGGCCGTGAGGTGCCGTGGGCGGAGAGGGAGAATTATTTTCCGCAGGTCTGGAAAAAAGCCGGACTCGAGAAGTTCCTCACCTCCGATGAAATGCCCTTCCGGCACCTCCGGGATTTCTATCTGGAGCATCTCGCCAAAGAGATGGATCCTGATCTTTTCAAGAGTGATCCCAAAGAGGCTGTCCGGCAGGTGGAGATGAAGTGGCGTGAGATCCGGAATGATTTAAAGTCGAGGCCATTTGCCAATCTCGAGATGTCGAGAATCCTGGATGGAGAGGTCCTGGAAAAGCTCCAGGCTAAATGGGCTGCTGCTTATCCTGGCCAGAAGTTCCCGCTCGAGCGCGACACGGGACTCCATGTACTCATGAACTACATCTCCGGTGGGCGGACGCGGCTGGCCTGGGTGAGGAATTTCGGGAAGGATGTTCGCACTGAGAAGGGTGACTTCGCTCCCGAACTCATCTACGAAACTATCCCCAAGATGAATAACCAGGCTAATTACGACTACACGCTCAACTTCTTCCGGCAGTATCTCACCCGCTCCGGATTCGATACCAAGACGACTCGGTTGCTGAGAGATATCCGAACGGCGCAGCTCTGGAAGTTGGGTACAGCCTTTATCCCGAACTCTTTGCAATGGTTTACCAACGTCATGCCCCTTGTGTCTACCAAGACCGGACTACAGGGACTTATGGATTCAGCGAGGGCGCTTAAGGGTGAAGGCCCGATGAAGGAATACTTCATGAAGAGCGGAGCCCGGACGATGAAGAGCGCCATGCGCGAAGCCCTCATGGAGGATGCCTCGAAGATAAATGGATTCGCCGATGCGATGCTTAAGACCCATCTCTTTAGCGGCACCGAATACTGGAACGCTCTTTACGCTGCTATGGTCGGTGGGAGAAAAGCGATTGAGGTTTCGGGCAAGCTCGCTGCGCGACCCGAGGCCTATAGGGCCAAGGCCTGGGAAAATGAACTCAAAAAGCTCGGCCTTGAGGACTCCGACATTGCTCAGATAAAAGGCGGAAAGCCGGTTGAGATGGGATCTTCCGAGTATCTTCGGGCGATGTTTGAGATGCGGAAGAATACCCAGTTTCTGAGCGATGCCTTTCATCTTCCCAAAACATGGTCTCATCCTTTTGGTCGAGCAGCGACGCAGTTCAAAAACTTCGCCTATAACCAGACTAGGCTCATAATCACCGAGCCAATGGCTGAGGCCTGGAAGTTTGCCAAGACCCTCGGCCGGGAGGGAGATATCACCAAGCTCATGAAGGCAATGGTCATTCTCCCCGCTGCCGGAGCGCTTATCACAAAAGCTAAGGAAGAGACCTATAAAGTATTCGGGATTCATTTTTACGAAGATCTCCTGGCCGGGAAGAGCTGGCCGGTGAAACTGGGAATCTTTTTGGCTAATACTGGTGGACTCGGTATCGCTACTGATGTTCTGGGTGCTATCGGTTATGGCACCAAGGGCATGGCGCAGCTTCTGGGCGGTCCCACAGCATCAGACCTCATGAGCTTCACCGAGGCGATGGGAAATACTTGGAAAGAAGTTAAAACAGCCATCGCCAATAAGAATTCTGGCTGGGTCTCCCATCGCGGGACGGCGATCAAAGAGTACTGGCTGCGGATGGGAGAGCGGATTTCGCCCGACGCCCGGATCATCATCCAGAATTTCTTCCCTTCCTGGAAGGATGCCAAGACGGCGACCAACTGGTCCGCTGTCTATAAGGAAGCGACCAAGACCTACAAGGAAAACTACAAACTGCAAGGCGAGTCTGTTGCCAACGAATTCTGGGATGCCTGGATGGCGACTCAAGGCGCTGAATACGCCGAGATTTTCGGCAAGCAGCCGCGCAAGCCGACTGCTAAAGAAATTGATAACTGGTGGGAGGAGCAGGGAAAACCCACGACCGAGCGCATGAAGATGCCCGGAATATCGGAAGAGGGAGAAGGTGGAACAGGAGGAACATATCTATGGTAGGTCAAAATCTTTCTTTCAAACTCACGATTGGCTTGCTTGCTCTGTTTTTTTTAGAAGGAATGATCAAGCTCATCTTTGAGGCTTTCCCGCTGACCGAGGTATTGACCGCTCAGGGATTGGCCGCCGGCTCGTGGTTTACGAAAAGGGCGTTCACGGATACGAAAGGATTCAAATATGGAAATCAAACTCCTAAACCTGATTAAGCCGATCGCGATCATCGTTCTGGTAATCGTTCTTGGAGCTTACGTCTTCCGCTCCTGCAACCTCACCGATGAGAACTCCAAGCTCCGAGGCATCATCGAGGTCAAGGACGGCCTCCTGAAGCAGCAGGAGGAGAGAACTGCTTTGGCGAAGGAGGCCTACGAGAAGGCCCTGGCGGACCGGGGCGCCGAGGTTCTGCATTGGCAGGAGATTGCCGACAAGAACGCTTCGGGGATGGCGACCGGCAACTCGAAAATTAAAGACCTCAAAGAGCAACTGGCCAAACTTGGCCCGGCTGAGAAGGATGCGATTATCCTCACTCAGAAGGACCTCATCGCAACACTCGAAGGCAACCTCACTCTTGCCTACGGGACAATCGAGGCAAAGGATAAGATCATCGAAGGCTGGCTGGGGGCATTCAGGGAATGGGAGCTCTACCGGGTGGAGCTCGAGACGGAGAACGCGCAGCTCCACAGTCTCGTCGGGACTCAGAAGGATTTAATCTCGAGACTCGAAAAGGATCTCCGTTGGGCTAGGGCGACTGGAAAAGTTAAAAATATTCTGATTGCCGCAGTAGGCGGGTACATGGTATATTCATTGGCGGTGAAAAAATGATCCAAGACCCGACCGTTATCCCGAAGTCCCTGGAGGTTGCCGGCTGGATAGGCGGTGCAAGTTTTACCCTATGGATTGTTAAAGTAGCGTTTGAGCTTTTCAAAAAATCCCAAAGCAACGGCAAAACCGATGCGCTAAAAAAGGCTGTCGATTGGGCGCTTCATTTGAAAGAGCAGGACGAACTCCACGAATGCACCAAGGAAATTGTCAAGACTCAGACTAACCAAGCTCAGCTTCTTGAACGCTTAACGATAAGCTACGAGCGCCAAACCGAGCTTTTAGAGAGCATCAACCTTGCCAACAAAAGAGGATAAGGAACGCCTCCTCCTGGAGTGGCGTGAGCAGAATTGGCACGAACTAGACAATAGTCTCAAGGTCGCCAAGGATATCCGGGATGACATCAAGGCTAAGGCTTCCGACCGCCTCGATGCCATCCGCACGATCGCCAAGATGTTCGGGGCCTTGGCCACTCTCAAGCCCGAGGCCCCCAAGGTCAAACTACAGGCCGAGGTAGACCTCTCCTCCCATGAAGTCGAAAGGATAAAAAGTGTCCTCATTGAACCAGTTAGACCGGGATGAGATCCGGGAGGTCTGCGACAATTCCTTCTATCACTTTGTCAAGATAGTCGGGGGCTCGATCAACCAAGGCGGCGACATCTCGCCCATCATCCACGGCCCCAGCTGTCGGTTTATGACAGATCCCAATGAGAAACGAGTAGGTGATCTCAAGCCCAGGATCTGGAGAAAAAGCACAGTCAACACTAAGTGGCTGCCGATCTATCGTTACCTCAAATGGAGGGATATGCGGCAGCTTTTGGGGTCTGAGAATGCGAATCTCGCTTCGCGGCCTCTCACGTTCATCAAACGCCAGCTTCTTCAGAACACGGTTCTTCGCTGGCTTTACGAAAAAGAATTGGGAATGCTCACTCCATCGTGGGTTCTCAAACGCCAGAAGAGTGGGATGAAACCGCGCTGGGGGAAGTACGAGATCGACCTGCCGAAAGATGAGTGGTATTCGGAAGCGTCTATCACTTGTGTTGGTTTGGCGACATCTTCTCAGTCGGGCCATTACGACTATATTCACCTCGACGACATCATCGGCGAAAAGGCTAGAGCTTCAATAGCCATCATGGAGACCGTCCTCAACTGGGTAGATAATATGTACGACCTCCTGGTTGAACCGAACCTGGAAGAAGAAGACGCTTCGGGTGTCAGTATTACCGGGACTCACTGGGCTCCGGGTGACGCCTATTGCTATATCCAGGAAAATCATCAGGAGTTCAGTTGGCTCATCACCCCTGCGCTTAAAGACATAACACTCAAGGACTCATTCAACATTCACTGGCTCCAGAACCCGAATGTTGAGCATGACGAGTGCAACTACCCGGAGGTCTTCTCGACCAAGTACTATCACGATATGCGGAACGACCCGCAGATGAGTCTTCGCTTCTGGTGCGAGCAGCAGAACAACCCCTCTCGCGCTGTGGCCATGACCAAGTTCGATGAGAACTGGCTCAAGACCTACCATTTCGAGAAGCGCCATGAGCACCTCTATGTCGTTTGCGATCTCGACAGCCAGGCATTTCTCTATGACGATCTCTACTGCTACGGGATGGTGGATCCGGGCGGGTTCCTGGAGAAGGAAGTGACCAAGCGCAGTTCCCGCAACGCCATGATGATCGCCGGCCGGCCCAAGGGCAGCGAGCGGATCTTTATCATCTATACCTTTGCCCAAAAATTCAAGATGCCCAAGGACTTCATGGACGAGCTCTTCCGGGTGAATAAGGTTTACAGGCCGCGAGTATGGCGAGTTGAGGTCAACGCCCAGCAGGAGTACATTTTGCGAGACATCATCGAGGCCAAACGGGAGCGGAATGAAACACTTTCGGTTCTTCCGATCGAGGCCCAGCCGGTGAAAGACGCAAAGCACAAGGACATCATCGGGCTGCTCAAGCCAATGGCGGCTGGGAATATTTACATTGACCCGGCGATGAAGGATTTCAAGACCGAGGTACGGCTCTATCCTGGCGGGATGACGGTCGATCTTCTGGACCTGCTTGGGAAAATTATGCGGGAGTATTTCTCGGTCGGGCAGAGCGATTTCGTGTCCAGGATAAACGAGGAGAAGGTCAACCGTTGGCGAGGGAGGATCAGGGAGATCAGAGGCGGAATTTCATAACCCCCTTATCGATCTCACTCAACTTGTCAGCCGGGTTTTTCTTTTTGAGCTCATGGCCCGGGCCTCGCGGCACAAGCCCTGCTATGTAGGCCAGGGCACCGACGAATT